CCTTGACATACAGATAATCAACAACAGCCTGTGACATACCGTTCTCAAGTACAGTGATTCCACTACCGTTTTTACCAATCAAAAGACCTTTCAAGAAAGTGATAAGACCGTTGGCGGTGTCTGGTTTATCCTTCCGTAAAAAATGGTCGATAACAAACAGACCTGTCAACATATCATCATCCCTAATATCATCATACTCTGTTTTGGTTCCTACAATACGCTTTAAATCGTTCCCACTAATTTTTATCCCCTTCAAAAAATTAATCACCCCTTGCGCTTTATCGTCATTTAAAGCGGAAATAAACCAATTTAATACAGGTGTGTTCTCATCTAGCGTATATGCGGAGTTGGCATGAACGGTGTTGATGACATCGTTGCTTGTTCCTGTTCCTGTTCCTGTTCCACCTAATGTTACATTTGTCGTATTCTGTGTTGAAGCGGTCTGATTCTCCTGTGCCAGCCGTTCATAGAAAGACAGTATCTTTCTTCTTGCAATGGTGCATGAATATGACGGAAACATATTCTCCTTGGAATATTTAATCTCCAAAGACTGTATCTGTAACTGCATATCCACTATCTGACCGTTATCAGAAAAATCGAATACGCCTATTCCATCATCCCTTACCTTTAGCATATTTCCTTCTATGAAGTCAATGAAAAGGTTAGGATGCTCTGCGACAAATCCGCTAGATATGTCAAGTGAAACGGTTCGGTTCTCATGGTCATATCTTGACAGGTAGTCAAGAGCCGCCTTTTCAAGCGTGTTCTCAGCCATTGTCACATAAGATTCGGGCATGACGATATTCAGAATGACAAACTCCGTTCCTGCTGCAATTGAAGGAGATTTACCATCTGTGTAAAGGGGAAGTTTGGCATTGTCGCTATCTGTTCTGTAACATGATATTTTATATCGTGCCCCCTTGTTGAACATGGCAACATCCTCTTCCGTTTCTCCCGTATCACCGTTCACCTCACCGTAAAGAGGAATAATACCGTTTTTGTTTATCTTAAATTCCGTGCCTGTATAAGTTCCTGTACGCATACTGAACACCGCGTCCGTCACAGAAGCGTATTTGTAATAGAATCTGTCCTGTGAACCGTCCTGATTACCGAAATGTATATTGCAGGTCATTTCCTCACTAAAACCTATCTTGCAACTCTCGGCAGGAACATCTGAATCAAACGTGAACTCAACACGTATGGTGACTGTCGTATTCTGACCTTTTTCTATATATCCTACAAGAGCGGTCTTGTCGTAAGGTATTTCAAGCATACCAGTAGCACCTTCCTCACCAATTACAACCTCTTTCAAAGGAGAAGCTTGACCCAATACACGGTTCGTAACCATACGTAGGTTAATCTTCACCTTTTTCCCTACAGCATCACTTCCTATAGGTAATATACTGAAAAACATCTTCCCGGAGAATGTGGCAGTAACCTTTACAGGCTGGTCATAATATGCCCTTGTACCATATATATCAAAACTCTCAAAATCCCTGTACTTGTCAAACATAGCATGGGGCTTGTACTGGGGCTGCACATTGTCGTTTATCTTGTCGGATGAATCACCGTCCTCATATACCTTGTACCCTAGGTTGAATCCGGGAGAGGTCATATAAATGAAGAAACTGTCACTATCATCACTCTTTATAGGAGTAGACCCGATAATCTTGTCTATCCGTGTAGATGCGCTAGCACCCTCACCTGCCACCTTTCCCGATTGAGGATCGGGTTCTCCGTCCGCCTTGTATGTATCCCATTCGGGAAGTCCTGACGGATACAAATCGCCAAGTTTTTTCCCTCTGATGGAAGGATATATCCCACTGAATGTATTTGATATGGTTTTTCCTCTTACACCATAGTTCTTCAATCCGTATTCGCTGTCAAGATAATATCTTATATTTCCGTCAGAATCATTCGGAAGAAGGATGTACGGGCAATAGCGTGATTCATCGGCAGGCTTAGCGTCCTTCTTGTATTCAGGCGGAACGTTCCTGCTTCCACCTTGTGGTATGATTCGGGTTATGACAGGTGTGCTTGTATCCACGGAAGAGGAAACTTTTACAGCACCTCCGCCATCTCCCTGCTTGAACGTCCAGTTCACAGACGGTCTAGCCTTATCCGTAATGGTTATTATTCCCCCATTGGCTGTCGTAGAGAAGTAATAGTTGAGATAAAACTTGTCATAGAAGTTCTTCAATGCTTCAAACAGGTTGGTGCCATCAGTTATGTCAATCATATCCTCTGTCAGTTCGCCTTCCGCATCCACATTGAGCGTCCATGTGCCAATGCCTGTATATCCTGCACCCAATGACGCATTGTAAGACTGTATATTCGCTTCTATACGTGCTGCAAGTTGTTTTGCGTCACCCCAAAACTGGAACAGACCGCCATGTGTGTATCTTATCTTGTTTATCTCACCACCTGTTCCGCTTACTATGTCAAGAAACGCCACATTCTGCAACAATACTTCCTTACCGTAAAACAGAAGAGAGTATTTGTATTTTCCTGCTTCATTAAGGTTATCTCCCGATGGGGCTTGGTACAGGATGAATGTATTACCATTATATACGACTGTATCGTATTCCGATTCGCTCTTTGAGTTATACGTCTTGAACTCTATCGGAACAACGGAAACGACTTCACAAGTCAATTTTCTTACTTCCTGCAAAGACGGGCTGTATGAAAAATCAGCACTTTCCGCAACAACTTTATTTCCTCTTTTAATCTGTAAAATCATTGGTCTTTAAATCGCTGGTTGGTCAATACTGAAATTTAACGAAAATGTATATGCAGACACAAGTTTATCCGGGTTCTGCAAGTCCTGAACGTCCTGATAACTCATCTTTGCGCCTGTTTCAAAACCAGTGCATCTTATCACCTGTTTTGCCGATTCGCCCCATATATCATTCCATATAGAGAATGAAGAAGAACCGTAAGGCGTACCTGGAGTGGCAGGTATCACATTGGTTATATATGAATAGAACGAACGGATATTAGTCTTTACCGTTTCCACATCTCCCAAAGCGGCAAATGTTATGCTCCCTTCCGTTGGCTGATAAACAGGCGTGACAGGTTCGTACACCTTCTGACCGTTCTTGCCATACCATTTTTCGGCATAGGCTTCCTTTCTTGTCGGCAAATCCCATAATCCCTTGCTTTCAAGTATATACAGCCTGTATGTGGCATACAAATCCTTTGCCGTATCGCTTCCTTTCTTTATAAAATATTTAGATATAGACATCCGTTCAATTTTCAATTAATGCAAAATTAGAAAAAAATATTTAAAAAACAATCAACTTCACAAATTATTTTTCTATATTTGCATCACAATCGGTGCTTTGGATGAGTGGTTTAGTCAACGGTCTGCAAAACCGACAACAGCGGTTCGATTCCGCTAAGCACCTCAAGTGATTGGATTTTTTTTGTTCATAATCAAACTGGAACGCCCTGCCAACTGTGAAGCTAGCAGGGCGTTTGTTTTAGTCAATTATAACCTTTATCGCATTTCCGCCTGACCTTGGGGCAATGGAAACGACACTTAGGAGTGCTGTTTTTATCGCCATAGTTGCGGCAAGCTGTTGCTTGAGAACTTCAAGCTGTGCCAGTTGTATGACTGTCATGTTCGTTCCTCCCGTTCCTGCCGAACCACCGTTTAACGATACCAACTGACGGAGAAGATCGCTTTGTACAACCATTTCGTATCTCATCCCGTTAAGATAGCCCAATGCCTGGTTGAATGTATTCTCGTCAACTCCTGCAATGGCATTGGACAGACCTTCCGCATTCTCTTCCGTTTCGGTAAGCATTCCGCCTAGGGCGTTGTTTATCTCATTGACTACACCCCCGGCTTCCGCAAAGGCTGATTCCAATGAACCCATGACATTTCCTAGTATTATAAGTTCATCCTTGTCTATCTTGTTGTCCGCAAACATACCACCTTTACCGTCCGCTCCAAACAATGTAGTCTGTACCTGTTGCATTGCCTTTTCTATGTACTGTTGCTGTACCCAGCTTTTGACAACATCTCTCATAACGTCCGCTACGGTATTCTTGTACGCCTTAGCTGCATCTTCCCCTTTCAGCCATGCTTCGACAAGAGCGTCACCTATCTGGCTAGCCCAATCTTTCAAGTCAATGCTATACAATTCACTTGCAAGCGTTTCTGTATAATATCTTATCTCATACTCCAATTCTTTTATTGTCTGTTTGTAATCTTCCACTTTTTCTCTATCTGACTTTTTCTTATCTTCTTCGGCTGCTAGAATATCCTTTTGAATTTGCAACTGTTCTTTTAAGTTGGAAACCTGTTGGGATGTCACCTCATCAAGTCTTGCCGGGTCTATAATGTGCTCAAATTCCTTTTCAAGCATATTATATATATTGGTCAACTTCTTTGATTCAAATTCAAGATCTTCTATATGCTTTTGGAGCCTTTTGTCATGCTGTCTGTTAAATGTAGCGATAACATCAAGAGGCATGGATATTGCCGAGCCTATCGCACCTGCAAAATCACCGCTTTTGAATGAATCCCATGATTTCTTCACGCCTTCATTCATAACTCCCATAGCTTCCGAGAACTGGTTCATTTCTCGCATAAATCCGCTCTCGGTATCCTTACCCATAGAATCCATGAGGTTGGACACGGATGCTATTATCTGCTGCATGGCTTTTATGGCATTGTATATGTTGGTTATGATAAAGTCGATAAGATTTACCGTCTGCAAAGCGTTCTGTGCGGCAGCCATCATTCCTTTACCAGTCTTGACAGCTTCCTGTCCGCTCTTATATCTTGATTCGGCTTCCGACTTGGCACTCAAAGCGGCATTGGCGGCTTCTTCATCACCATTCTTCATTGCGTCCTCATATGCCTTGGAAGCATTTTTGATGTCAGCCATAGCCTGTTGCATATCATTCATACCTGCCATCATCTTTGACTTTCCAGCATCATATCTCTTGTTGTACAGACCTTCAATACCATCTTTCATGTATGTTTGCAAGTCAGACTGATTGTTCTTCATCATCTTCTCTATCTGCTTGTCCACGCGTTCAAGTTCTTTCATGTACTCTCTTCCACTGATAGCACCCGATCTGAATGCACTATTAAGCATTTCCCTTGTCTTGTCAGCTACAGTATTTGCAGCTTCCATAGACATTGCTTCCACCGCACCGAAGAAGTTTTGATAGTCGGTAGTCAACTTAAACAAGTCCATCTCTTCGCTTTTCTGCAATGCGGAAGTCAAGGATGTATTACCCATTCCTTCTGCGGTTGCGATCTTTTTACGGTACTTTTCTCTGATAATATCCACCTGGGTATAATAATCTCCATATTCAGCCAAATCATTAGCATATTGTCTAGCCATCTCACCGAAATAGCCTTTCCATGCGTCAATCATACCTTGGATAACTTGTTTCTGTTCATCACCTATATTCTTATTCCCCTTAATAGCCTCCTGTACCTGATTGATATACTGGTTCATTGAGGTGAATGAAGATGTGTCGGGCACGACAGAAACGCCAAGGTCAAGATTCATTCCTGCCAATGCGGATTGCAAATTGTTATATATACCTGCTGCAAAACTTTCAGCCATAGTAGATGTGTCACCGCTAAACTGAACGGCAAGGTCTAAGGCAAGTTCGGAATCACCCGTTATCCCAAGTATGTCACTGTAAAAGTCATACTTGTTCTTGTATCTGTCAAACTCATCCGTAATCCTCTTCATCACCTTCTTGGCTGCATCAACATAAATTTCAGAGGACAATTCGGCTGCTTTCCTTGCATTTTTAACAGCATCCTGTGGAACACGTGTTTCCAATTCCTTTGCAGCCTTGTTGTAATTGTCAACAATAGCCTGTTTGTCATATACAAGGTCTACGCCAAGTTTTAACGCCTGTGAACCGTAGATGGATTCAATCTGCTTTTTGGCTTCTTCCTTACCTATGTTAATGCTCAAATCCTTGAACTTGGAATAGGCGGATTCAAGCAATGACAACCTGTTTTTCCAAAGGTCAGCAAGAGGATCTCTTTTTTGTGCTTCCTTCTTCTGCTTTTCCAGTTCAAGGTTGAATTGTTTTGCTGTTCCCGTAGCCTTTGACATCGCTTCGTTGGCAGCGTTAAACTCGCTTATTATTTGCCTTAATGTTTCAAGTTCTTCAGGGTCTACCAATCCTGTCAGTTCGTATTTATCCCCTACTTTTTTCAGTTTACCCTCTTTGGAAAATTTGTCAATAGTTCTCTGATAGTTTTCTATTGTACTTTTTGAATCCTTATATTCCTTTTTTACGGCATTAAAGAAATCTTCTACAGTCTTTATATCTGACGTTTTGATTGTTATAGTCCACGCTTTTCCTGTAATCTCGTCAAGAGATTTCTTCCATCCTGTCAATCCTGCTTGGGCTTCCCTATCATCAAGTTCAAATTGAATACGCCATCTTTCTTTTGCCAGTTCGTTTAATTTCTTTCTAGCATTTTCCCCTAATTCATTAGCTACTGCAAATTCATCAAGATGTATCTTTAATTGTTTCTGTTGCTCATCAGTAAGGTTTTTTACATCTATATTACCAAATACATCTTTAAGTTTTTTCTCAGTATATTTTGCAAATAAATTAAATGATGATTCAAGTTTTTTTACTTCATCCGTAATGCCCATCCTCAATTTCTCATACTCCTTCAACAATTCCTCACTGTCAAAATGGGTTTTGTTCTTGAATATTTCAAATGTCCGTGCATCTCCTGACGTTTCAGCCAAAGAACGTATCTTCTCTACAATAGTAGCCGCCGAAGCCCCTTTGTTTATCAGTTCGGTAAGTTCGTTTCTCCATTCCTTAGTACCCTTACCCATATTTATAATCTCCTTGGATGCCTGTACTATCTGCCCACGAAACTCTTCTATATCCTTACTTGCCGAAGTGAGTTTTACAGACGATTTCTCGTAATCTTTAAGCATATCAGAGAATGAATCGCCAAATACGCCCGTAGATGTTGCCTTATCCGCCTTGAACATTATATCCGCATTTTCAGCAGCACGTTTATAAACCTGCTCTAGTTCCGATGCTGACTTTTGCAGATATTCCACACGAGATCTCTGATCATCTATTTTCTTACTGTTTTGTACTATATATTGCCCCATATTGCCATATTTAGACAATATTCCAGTCAGTGTTTCTTCATACGTCTGCAACTGTTTCGTGTCAAGCTGTTCAAGGTTTTCCGGGGTGAGTTTATCGAAGTTTATCTTGTCAAGGTCTTTTTGCAAATCACTGTATGATTCACGGAAAGACTTTGCACTATCCTTTATCTTCTGATTGAACTCTTCCGAACGTGCAGACATAATATGAAACGCTTCCGCTACAAGTCCTGCAACAGTAAGTATCGTCATGAGCGGATTAGCCTTTATCGTAAGCCACAATGTTTTCAATGAATTTGTCAAACCGAATGTTGCCAGTTTGAATCTGTTCATCAACATTGTCGTTTTTGTCATAGACAACATTCTTGCAGCTTCCGCACCTGTCAGTTTAAGTTCGGTGACAAGAAGATGCCGTTCAGCCTGTGTCAGCATATTCGTGGCAAGAATACGTTTTGCCATCTCTGCTGACATCTTTCCCGAATTAACGGCAGCAACTATCTCTACGGCAGACAGTTTTGACGCTGTCGCTATCTTCCACCTCTCGGCAGTAGTGAGCGTTCTGTACATTGCAGCCTGTTTAAGCAACTGGGCTTCCCGTAATTTCTCAGCCTTAATAGCATTAGTTGTTGCGACAACTTCTTTTCCTAGCATGGCTGTTCTAGCTAGCTGTAATCCTTTCAACGCGGCATATCCTACAGCAACGCCCTCTATTGCTTTAGAGAAGTATCTCCAGTTGTTCATCGCATCGGTTATGCTTCCAACGATACCTTTCAGAACGGAATCATTCGCCTCGCCTATGTCATTCATCACAATCTTGTATGAATCGGCAAGGTTGCTTACCATACCTTTCAAAGATGCGGCTTGTATTTCCTGCATCTTGTAGAACATACCACCATCTTCCGTCATTGTGGTAAACATCTCCCGAATATACTCGAAAGGAATCTGACGTGTTGATATGGCGTTGAACACATCATCAGTAGTTTGAGCCACACCTCTTACTTCTTCCAGTTTTTTTCTCAATGAATCCAATGCAGGAATACCGGCCTCTGTCAATTGACGTAATTCCTGCCCTCTCAATACACCTGCGCTTCTTATCTGGCCATAGGCAAGAATGATACGTCCCATATCAACGCCAAGACCTGCGGAAACGTCCGCAAGGCTTTTCATGGTACCATACAATTCGTTGACAGGTATCTGGAATGCAGCAAGCTGTTTGGTATATCCAACCAAATCACTGAACTGGAAAGGAGATATTACAGCAAGACCCTTAATCTGACTGAATATCTGGTCTGCCCGTCTTGCATCCTGTATAATGGCACGTAAAGATACCTGTTGTAACTCGAACTCTCCACGAATGGCAACAAGTTCCTGAAACATATCTCTGAAAAAGTAGAATCCGGCATAAGTCTTTATCGTATTGACAAACTCACGCATCATTCTGCTCTGCTTTGTCAGTTCCTCGGAAAACTCTTTTGAACTTGCAGCATTTTTCTGATTGGTCTGCTGCATCTTTGTTCCATAGGATGTGGCTTCGTTTACAAACTTGTTGTGTTCCTGTATCTTCCTGTTTAGAAGAGTAAGGGTACGGTTATAGTTTGCATCAGTCGTATTAAGTGCATTACGCCTGTTTGTCAATTCAGAAATAAGATTGTTAGCCTGATTGATAGACGTAGGATTGATGCTCAACAATTCATTCGTTGATGTTTTTCTTAAAGATGATTGCAACTTCTCCAATCTGCCTTGCAATTTCTGAATAAGAGCGTCAGCCTTTGTTATCTGATTGCTGTTTAAAGGAACTTCAACCTTAAACTTAGTCAACAGTTCTAGACGTTTCTGTATAGCTGCTATCTTCCTATTCAAGTCCTCAGCACTTCCCTCAGGCATACCTAATGCAAGTCCAGACTGACCGGAAAGGTATTGAAGATACTTCTGATTGGTCTGCTGCATCTTCTTATTCGCCTGCTCCTGTTTTGTAGCTTGCTTTTCCATCTCCTTCGTCCGTGCAATTTCCATCTCGTATTGCTGGCGTAGAAGATTAAGTTCTCTTTCATCGGAAATAGACAATTTAGGCGCACTGTTAGCTGTAAGGGAATATGCGGTTTTTAATCTGTTTAATTCAGCGACAAGATCGTCTATCGCTTTCTTCTGACTTTCAAGATTGGCTTTTCTTGTAGCCATCCCCTTATCCCCACCTGCATTGCCTAGGTTACGGTAAGTCTTTTCCAGCTTGTCATACTCCCTTGTCGCTTCGACAATCTTGTTTGACAATTCTTCCATCTGAACAAGTATATCCATTTTCTTGTTCGACTTTCCTTTCCCTACCTTGGATGCGTTTTCATTAGCTTCATTTATCTTTTCTACAACCTCGCTAAGCTCTGCGTTCATTTTGCCTATATCGGTCAACATAGGCTTGAAGGACATCTCCTGGTTAAAAGTGTCCTGTAGCTTCTTCTGTATATCCTTTATCTGTTTGTCAAGACCGGAATCATCTAGACCAATCTTAAACTTTAATGCTCCTAAATCAACATCAGCCATAGTTATTATTTTTTAATTATTGCAAAAATAGCAAAAATAAACATAACAACATGATTCACAACAAAAAAAAATCCATTAGTATTTTTTAATATATTTAAAATGGTACTTAAAAACGATTATGTTATCTTTGCAAAAAGATAAATGTATTATGGCATTTATAACTAATTAAATACTATTAAACTAAATTAGTATCACCCTTGGTAGAAGGGGTTGGGGACGTGGAGTGGTCGACAGTAGTCGGGACGGTGAAACGTCAATATGTACGTGTATAAACGTATATAATTACCTGTGGAAAAACAATATAATTGAAAAGCGAATACTAGTAAATTTATGAATAAGCCATTTTCTATATTGCTATTTTTTTTGTTACTGTCGTGTTCTTGTTCACGCAAGCTACTTCCATCTTCGACAAATACAACCATAGTAGACCACAACACGACAGTAACGGAAAGAGTAGTATGGCAATCAAAAATAATAACTCTTCCAACAGAACACATACAACATACAACATTTGAAGATAGTTCACACTTGGAAACATCATTAGCCGTATCAGACGCTAAAATAATGTCGGATGGCAGGCTTTTTCATAGTTTGAAAAACAAGAAAGACTTTCTACAAGACAGTATTCCATCTTTGGAAAAAGAAACGGTAGTGACGAAAGATTCTACAATAACCGTAGAGGAAATTGTAGAAGTAAAGGTAGAAAAGGAATTGTCTAAATGGCAAAAAATACTAATCAATCTTGGATACATAGGTATCGGTTTCATATTGTTTTCAGGTTACAAAATAGCCCGAAAGTTCGTGTAACTTTCGGGCTTATTTCACTAGATGCCATACCACGTGGTAAACAAACTAATCTTCATAAATATTGTTTTTTAAATATTTCGCAACGCTATCCATTACACACTCAACACACCAACCTAAAAGGTATGCAAAGTGCTCATCCTGCCCATTTTTATACCCCATTGATATATCACAATAATCAAATACATTACATACAAAATGAGATGATTCATGAGCAACAGTGCTTACCCCTATACCATTATTAGATAACCAAATAAGTACACCTAAATGGTTTGTACTTTTTTCCCTTACAAATATAGTCATGGCATCACAGTCTTCAATTTTATCTTTAGATATATCTATCGGATCATGATTATATTCGGTGAATTTTCTATATATTTTCCCCCATTGATCATCCCCCACTGCAACATACAGTTTAAGGGGATATATTTTAGGATCGTATTTTGTTATCATCGCAAAACATCTTTTAGTAATATATCGGGATGCTCTTCTTTAGGTTTAGATTCCTTGAATCTATATATAAAGCCACTTGCATCCTTGTTAGCTTCCTTATATAAATCTTCTGTAAGAGAAGCCTTGTACAACTTCATTTTCTCTTCAAAATGATAATCAAGTTTAGGCTGGTCCATTATTACTGCCTGTATATAACTCCATGAATATTTCCATAGCAAAGCCCAGTCCTTGATTACCATCAATCCTCCGAATAGCCTTAAATCTCCTCTGAATTGGGGGAAATCTTTTTGGATAGATCCTCGTGAGCCGATTTTGCATCGAGAGATAATTTCATGGCATCCTTCTTGCTTAATGTCGCTGTCGTATCTATCAAGAACGCTAAACGGATTGTATTTGTAAAAAAATCACTTACATTAGCCCCCTCCACGATGGCTTCTATCAACGGAGTTAGTTCCTTATGGTCATAGTGCCTGCTTAACCACCAAGCGTATATACGTCTTGCAAAAGGAATTATCTCAAAAAACCAATAGTTGTTCAACACTCCTGCCGCTGCAACTTTGTACGGAATAGATGCGTCATTTTTCATAATTGCAATCATTTCCTTTTTTGCTGTATCTGGATTGATAATATCACGTATCAGCAGCTTATCCACAATATAATCGTATGCACCCAGTCTAAGACCACGCACCTTGAATTTCTTATTGCCAACCATAACCTCTTTGTATTTATGAGTGGCAAACTTCTGCATCTTTATCTGATCATCTAAGTCAGGTTGTTTCCAATTAAATATTCCCATTTTTTAAACTAACTTGAACGGTTTAATCATTAATTTTCCTTTCACATCCACCTTTGATATGTTCTTTGGAGTATTTGTATGTACGAACACCTTGGTATATTTAGACGATACAATATCAAGTTTTGCATCATCAATCAAAGAAACGTGTACTATGCTGTTATCAAGCGCAACAAGGCTTACATGGCTGTTATCCTTGACATACATCTCTCCTATACCGAAATCGTTGAATGTGACAACACAATCACACGAACCGTTAAAAATAGACCATTTAGGATTGCTTATGAAAAGGTTGGTATCATCAACGAAGATATTAAACTTCTCCCTAACTCCTGCAAATTCCTTTTTGATTATTTCATTTGACGGGTATCTGTTTAACAGGCAGAAATCAATACCTCTGATATACTTTTCACATAATTCATATTTATCAGGTTCACCCCATCCATTTGTCCACTCTTTACACAGTCCAAGGCTTATAGCCTTTTGCTTCAATTTTTCAGATAATTCCTTATCATTCATTATGTTTCTTTTTATGGCAAAAATACAATAAAAGTTAATACCAATAAAAAAGTAACAGTTAAAAAACAATAAAAGCCGGACAGAAATGCCCGGCTAATTTATAACTCATCTGTATCAACCAATAGAACTTGAATTGTCAAGTTCGAGAACCATCATGGTTTTCAGATACTGAGTATTAACTTCCAATGCTGTTACAGTAACGGAGAATCCAAGATATCCAGCGTTACTTGGAGCACCTGTGAAGCTGACAGCCCATGATGCCTTCGGGAAGAAGATCATACGGTCACCAGTACCGTTGATAATACCGATAGGACGTACAAACTGCTTGAATGAGCTTGCACCAAACGCTTTCAGTTTCTGAGAAGCTCCCTTGCCGAAAACATCCGCAGTGTCAGTCAAACTATCCAATTCCAACTCAGCCTTTGCTTCATTTCCTTGCGTAAAGAAAGCGAAAGCAGCTTTTGATGTAGACATACCTGTAAAGGTAAATGCCATAGTACCCGGTGTGATATTTTGGAATACGGTAGCACCCTGTTCGTTCTTTGTTTCAGAAGTGTCAGCATCAGTACCAGCAGATTCCGTAGTACCAGACTCAATATTTGGAAGAATCTTCGGATTCCTAAAACTTGAATATTGAGTACTATCGGTGATTTCAATCGCATCAAATGTCAAAGCAGCCGACTGCCCGTTCAAGTAAGCAGGGCTAGTGTCTAAATTTACTCGTGCCATTCTATTTTCTGTATTTAAAAAGTTATTGTTAATTGTTGAGAGCGTATCTACCGATGCGCCTCCACTGTTTTTTCTCACGTTTTTCATGCGGCTAATCCTTTGAAATATCAACATTTAACAGGACGGACATATAATAGAACCCAACCCCGTCAAACATTGGTGGTAAAACATTAAATATCTTAAAATGAAGCTGTGCAATCTTTTGCGGAAACAATTTTACCATCTTCTCACTCAACGCATCCATGACAGACGGATATACGTTCCCGGGCAATGCCCTTACAAACAGAGTAACCGTAGCCATCGTTTCGCCTTTCCCGAAGTGACCGTAGGGACCGCTCTCGGTATTGCTGACAATTCTTGTATTGTTGTTTACGACAATAAAACTAGTTACCTTGTCATCAACATTTGCAGGACGCTGTACCTTATATACATCGTCAGCAATCTTCTTGTCCAATACAATATTGTACAAGGTGGTGTTTATTGTTGAAGGATTAAAGTAGCCCATAACTTCACTTAAAATATTTGTTTAACATATTAGCTGCAATTTTCTTAAAAACCACAGTATATTTTCCTCCTTTTAAATCTGTCTTTGTTTTAAGCCAAGAATCTGAAAGAACATTCAGCAGATGATAGTTTTCCACATACTTGGCATAATACATTACAGCTGCGACAACCAGTTCATATTTTTCAGAATCATCGGATTTGTAACTGTTGAAGAAATCTTCGGCAAGTTCACGCCCCCAATACTCGACATTGTTACGTTTCCTAGGCTCATTTGCAACTTTCGTTGCATTTGCCCACACAATCTTCTTTAGGACCCCATCTTTGTAAATGCCACATCCATAACTATCTTCAAGATTGAAAGTTTGGTTGGTAAAGCCCTCCAAGTCTTTTATATCATCCATGATATTCGTAGCAATATACTCCATGAACTGCATGATAGAAGCATCCAAGGCAAGCTGGACATTACTACCAAACTCTTTCAATACTTTATCGTTGTTATTTGCCTGCATTTTTTGTACTTGTTTTTCTTGTTACTGGTTTACTCAGTTTCTCAATCTGCTTTTTTAGCAAATCTCGATCATCTTTAGCGCATTTCAGTTCTGTTTTAATATCATTCAGTTCATTGTAAAGCTCCTGTATCTTCTGATAAGCATTGTGGAGAGATTGCTGATAACTCAAAATTTCCTCTTGCGCCTTCTTCAACTGATCACCCTGAATAGCAAACCCCTTTTCAAGATTGTCCAAGGTAGAAGAATCAATTTCAGTTTCCATCTTTTCCTTCTTCTGCTTAAACATTAACATTGAAGTTAGAAGGGTTATGCCATTTGTACCCAACAAAGCAAGTATTATTTCCGTCCAATTGATTGTCATAGTATTCTAGTTTTCTATTTGGTTAAAGTATATCACCGTACCAAATTCCATATTGTTAAATGGAGGTTTCTTTATCTCACGCCAACTATTGCTGTTGTCCGAAAACGGATGGTTGAAATTCTGCCAATCCAACAGGCACCCGGAAGGTATGGTTACATCGTTATCTTCTAGGTAGGCGGCATATTCGGATTTGTCAACATCATTCGTTTCCGAACCTGTATCCTTTTCCTGTATATTTGCCCTTCCTTCGTATATCATCTCCCAATATGGGGTAGTCTGATATTTATCCGAACTGTTCTTGTTCTGGTAAATTCTAACCATATCAGGAAACATATCCTCACCTAAAATACTCTTTCCCATACTACCATCTTAATCTAGTTATTTCAACATCTGTTCCAACATCCAAATTCAAACCCCATTTGGCGTATAAATCCTTTGCGCGTTGCTCCAATCTTTTCTTGTCATTGATAGAAATAGTCTTGCTTGTGTCGGTAATTGACCAGTTTCCGGCTTTCTTTGTCTTTCCCTGTATCGTTGAAGGGGCAGTACAAACAATGAGCAACAAATCAGCATAAGCCAGATCCTTCTTCATCTCAGACGTTTCACGGCTATCATCAGACAAACGGAATCCCCATTTCTGGGCAACACTGATATACGATGTGTTTTTCAACTCATAGTCAATCTGTGCTTTCAGATATTCACGCATAGACATATAAAAATATGCTTCTACCTTCATGTTACCCTTTGCTGTTATCTGAGGTGTAACCTGAATAGTGTACGGATTATCTGAAACTTTCAGCCTATCTTCTGGCTTCAATGTTTCATTGTCAGCAATAAGCCAATATCCGAACTCCACACTTTCTTCGGGAATAGCTTGGAGCGTGAGAGTATCTCCAATGAAATACTCCCCTGCGCCCTTTGCTGTGCCTTCTCCATTTATATCAATAATGACTTTCATGGTTCAACTTTTTACAATCCTGTATTTGACTGCTCGTCAACCTTCATAATGATAAGGTTGTTCGGATTCTTCATCACAGGACACGCCCACAATTCACCTGAACTCTTTTCTGCATACGGTTCAGAAGAATACTGATGCAAGAATGCGATACGTCCGCCTTCCAAAGATGAAATCTGTACAGCCGGGTTGGTATCCTGCAAATACATTGACGGTGAGTTCTTGACACGGAAGAACTGACCGCTCTGAACAAGAACAACAGTGTTTTTCTCAAAAGACGGTTTTGCTTCCTCAATCACACCGAGTTTGTTCCATTTTGATTTTTCATCAACAGGAATAATTACAGGAATAGAGAACACCTTCATCAGCACATCAACAATTTCCTGATTGTTCATAGGATAGATTGTAGTAGATGCTGCGGCAGGAACAAGACGTGCCTGTACTGCTGCTGTCACTTTCGGGTGCATCAAGAAATTATCATACAAATCCTTTGACATTTCAAAATGATCGTATGGCACACTGTCATTGTCGGCAATCTTGCACATTCTTTGAAGGTCTTTAATAGGATCAGCGTTCTCGTTCGGTGTCCAGTCTGTATCGCTAAACCATTTCTGTTTCAACGCTTTCAACTTGTGTTTTGCAGGAACACGATAATCAATCTGAACAGGGATTGATTTAGTACCACTAGCTGTATAGTTAAGCATACCTGTAGAAAGAGCCTGATAAGTCATACAGTTCAACTCGGTATGGAAACCTTGAATACACGCTTCCATCTTTGTGTACCACTTATCACGGATCTTGTCAAGCAATGCGCCTTGCGGAATGTCAAGTTCATAGAACTCCTGGATATCGGTTTCCATAAACTGAATAGCGTGACCCATTTTCGGAATACGACCAGAATACCATTCAAATCCCGTAGTATCCATAATAGGCTTTTCAGCCAAAGGAGCCAGCATTACAGGACGGGTAGCTTGTGTGTATTCGTCAACCATCACGTTCCATGATTTGCTCATCTGAGGAACATCCCAATCTCCGTAGCTTCTCCAATTTTCGTTATCAAATTTCTGATTGGCATAATCCATAAGTTCCTGCATTTCCCCAGAGAAATGCCAATCATAGAAACTAAATGTCGATCTTTGCATAAAACAAAAAAATTTAATTAGTTATACAATGTGTAACGGAAAACGCAAGGATATGATTCATCATCCTTCATCGCCTTTTTGATTGCCGAAGCTACGGGCGGAATGCGTTTTTCCAAAATCTCACTTGTCACCATCCATGCACCGTTGAAAGGATAGAGAGTGGCACCGGGAATGGTGTCAACATCATAAGGCAGGATAGCATTAGGAATAACCTTGAATTTTGCGCTAGTACCAACCTGTGTAACTTCAACCAAAATATCGGTCAATTCCAATTTACCTGCATCCCCAGACAATGTAAGGATGTCATATTCGTCATGAGACGAATCAATAGCGTTAATGGTAAAACCAGTTGTAGTACCTGCGGCAGTAGTAGGTGCTTTACCGACAACCATGCCGACCTTGGCAACTGTATTACCCATGATTTTTTCAACTTTTACCGTAGTACCAGAATCCGATTTCTCGTACATTCTGAATGAATAGTGAATGTCACCGCCATTCTGCTTTGAGGAATCACATTTAATCATGGTACCAGCCGGAAGTTTGTTCCCAACTGTAGGCATACGTTCTACTGAAACGTTACATCCTACCAACAGTACGTGCAAAGACGTATCATTAGAAAAGATATGTCTTGCGCCACCAATCTTACTATAACTTGTTGCAAGAACTCCTGCTTTCATAATTAAAAAAACTATTTGTTAATTTTACTGTAATATCGGCTGACAATGCTGTTTTCCTTGTTAGCCTTATCTTCTTCTCTCTTTCTATCTATGAATGACTTTACATCGCTAGAACCACCCTTGTCAGAGATGAAAGGATTAATGCCATCCTTTGTGTATTTAGTACACGTTTCATTGTACTTTCCCTGTATTTTCAGAAGAATGCTTGTATCTTCCTCTTCGGGCGAAATCTGAATGTTCTCAAAAATGATGTTGCGCAACAACTCGTTAGGCATACCCGCTTCCGGGCGTTTAATCAAATCAGACAGCTTCTTGCGCTTTTCAGTTACAATCTGCTTCTGCTTTTCCTCCTGCTCTTTAGCTTCAAACTCTTTCTTGAACTTTTCAAACTCTTCAAGTTTAGCCTTGACATCATCGGGCAACTCAAACGGTTTCGGTTCGGGTGCTGGTGTCGGTTTCGGTTCGGGTGCTGGTGTCGGTTGTGGTGCAGGATGTGATTTTTCCCATTCTTTTTTCAAGTTGGATATCTCCTGTTCCTTGATTGTATCCCACTCTTTGCGCTTATCAGACGCAAACGCTCTTACCTGACCTGCCACAGTGTCCTTTAAATGATTCACAACACTTTCATTCCAGAACTTTTCCGCATTTTCCTGCGGTGCGAACGCTGAGAACTCATTAATTGTCTGTTCGATTGTACGATCTGTAATAACGGAGCTACTTTCTCCCAACGCATTCTTGATACCTTCAAAAATGACTTTTACATTTCCATTCATATACTATTTATTTTTTTTATGTGATTTATGCACAAGACCTTTGCGCACAGTAAGTACCTCTTACCGATGCAAATATAGTTAAAAAATGTGTATAATCAAAAAAATATTAAAAAAAATATTATATTTGCGGGATACATAGAAAACGATGGAAGAAATTGACTTAAAATACCGAGGATTAAAGACTAAGGATGTTGTCAAATCGCTGAAACGATATGGCAAAAGGGGAATCATACCATATAAAAGCCTTGATTTCGTCCAAAGATATATAGAGGACAGAAGAAGCAAGGGGTACAAGGTAAAAATGCTTGCCCCACAGAAAGGTTCACAGGAGGCATTTCTAAGGAACAGGGCAGGAATAAAGATACTTCACGGGAATCGTGGGGGAGGAAAATCCGTATGCCTTGGAATGGATATACTGAGTTCATGCAACCATCCGTCATTTTCCGCACTTGTTTTCCGTAAGGATAAGACATCCGCAGAAAAAGCGGACGGTATTCTTAAAGTGGTTTCAAAGATGGTTGAACCTTATGGTGAGTATATTGATTCAAAACGCCTTTCAAGACTTGACGCAGGAGGTGAAATACGGTACGATTATTTCGGTGATGCCTGCCTGTCTGGAGAAAAAGGCGTAAACGAATTTAAGGACAGACAACAAGGTGGTAACGTTGTCAAGGTGGCGATAGACGAGTGCTCACAGGCAACAGAACCTATCATAAACTACCTTCAAACGGTATTGCGTTCATCATCAGGACTAAGAACAAGCCTTATAGGCGCGTGCAATCCAAATCCGTACAGCGATTTCTGGAGAGCACTGGTATCATGGTGGGTGGACGATGACGGAATAGCAATTCCAGAAAGATCGGGAAAGGTAAGATATTTCTTTCAATATGGAGATACTATACATGAAACAGCATGGGGTGACAGCCCACAAGAAGTATTTGCTCAGGCAAAAGATTATATCATCGCAAGATTCGGTAAAAATACCAAAATTGACGAAACAAACTGTAAAAGATACATCAAGAGCATAACCTTTATAGCTTCCGGGCTGGAAGATAACAAGATACTTATGGCTTCCAATCCCGACTATCAGAAAAACCTTGGAGGAACAGCACAAGAAGTATCAATAAACGCATTAGGTTCATGGAAGCTGATAAAAGGGGGAAACGAGTGGATAACCCGTGACGAAATGGAGGAAATGTTCTCATCGCAGCCTGTGTTTGACGATTACTTTGAATGTGCTACACTGGATATAGCATACGGTCTTGGTGACGTTTGTGTAATGGGGCACTTCATAGGACATCACTTACAAGACCTAGAATGGTCAAACACATTAAAGCCTAGGAATTTGAACCGATGGGTAAGAAACAATCTACGGAAATGGGGAATCGGTGAAAACAGACTGGCATTTGACGGTCTTGGAGCACCGACATTCCGTGACGCATTTCCCGAAAGCCTGGCAATACTTAGAGGTGTTCCGAAAAGACTAGACAAAAGCAAGGATGATCAACCTGTAAGATTCTATTTCGATCTAAGGGCACAGCTTGCCGATGAAATGGTAACACGTATAAAAGGAACAAACCTAGGATATTGCGGATTCAGTATAAACCCGGAACTTCTTGACAAACCGTATGTGAACAAAACAATACGGGAAGCACTGATGGATCAGAGAAGAGCAATAAGACGTGACGTGGAAAGGGAAAACGGGAAACTAAGACTGCTGAAAAAACAGGAAGCAAAAAAGATTGTAGGATGCTCGCCCGACTTGATAGAAGGAACATTTTTATACAGAACATATTTTGATATATGCGATGTAATGATTGACATACCTAACGATATAATGGATGAATTAAAATATTTATAATTACCTATGGAAATTTTAAAATTAGACGTTTTATTACGAAAAGAACCGTTTAAAGTGGCACTTCCGTCAAGAGGTGACGATGGGAGAGGTGGAGGAACAAAGAAAAAGCCAAGACGCTCCGCTTTGATATACAAATATATGTCACAGGATGACTTTCTAGCACAATGGGATACATCAGGACATTATATACACAACAGACCCGACTGGAAAGACAGTATCCCGTCAGACGAGGATGCCACATCATCGGATGATGAAAGCGCGAATGTAGGTGTTCAGAAAAGAAAAAAGAAATCGGTATCAACTCCTTACGTACTGCAAAGACGAGCATTCCCTCTCCAAAGGATGATACACAAGAAAAGGGTATCACACCTGTGTACCAATCCTCTTAAATTCCAGATAAAGAAAAGCGCGTCAAACCAGCAGAACAGGGATAAGCTGACAACATACAAGGAATACTGGACTGATTCTCTCATGGAAACAGCCAAGTTTGAACTTATAAGCGAAGCCGGAAAGGTAGGAGATGCTGCCATATATATATATAAGGATAAGGACGAGATAAAATACAGGTCTTTCAGCTACTCAAAAGGAGATATACTATATGAGCATAAAAACAGAAGAGGCGAAAGAATAGCTTTCGCAAGGGAATATACAACCACATATATATCGGCTGATGGAGAAGAACATACAGACACACTTGTCGATGTATGGACTAAAGATGAGTTTTACACGCTTGATTCCAACGGAGATATAGCAACGGATATTGACGAGAACGGGAATATCATACAACTGCATCAATTCCATAACCTGGGATTTATACCTGTAGTATATCTACGTCTTGAACTTCCATTTTGGGGGGCAGTACAGGACTTGATAGACGATTTCGAGTTCTTAATGTCCATGATAGGAGAATACAACACACGACAGGCATTCCAAATGCTACTTATCAAGACTAACGGAAGAATAAACATTCAAAGAAACGGATTGGGAGGAACTTCCATTTTACGTGTAGGAGCAGAAGATGATGCACAGTTCATGGGTAAAATGGACGCTTCAAACTCACTTTTCACCGAAATAGACAACATATACAACGGAATACTTGACGGAAGCGGTGTCGTTCCGCCAATGCAATCATCGTCAGGTGACAGACCTACTGGAACAACGGCAATGTATTATGAGCCGGAAATGGAATGGGCGAGAAGTGATGCACAAATGATGAATACAGCCATAAATGACATGGCCAATATATTCAAATACTATGTAGGAGTAATGGAAGGTGACGCAACAGGTTATAACGCTCTAAGAATAAACGCTACCATAGAACCATACTCATACATAGATTTCTCCGAATGGAACAATACACTCGTTCAGCTTGTGAACTCCCGAATAATATCATTACAGACAGCAAGAGAGGAAAGTGATTTCTCAGCAAATAACGAAGATGATAGAATGGACGAACAAGACAGAAGATTAAACGATATGGAAGCTAGAGTTATAGAGGAAAATAATGAAAACAATGAAAACAACGATAACAGCTAAACTATGGGAAAATTTATAAACTTACTAAGAAAAATAAGAAGGGCATTGGACTATATATGCCTTAACAATTTAAGAGTTGACGGAATGGAACACCTCATTGCAGGAATACTTTTAGTAAGCGTGGCGCAATGGTTTTTCTCCGTATGGACAGCAATAGCACTAACCTTATTCCTCCTTGTAGGGAAAGAAATCGTCTACGATAAGTGGCTTAGACAAGGAGTGCCCGAATGGAGAGATGTATTCTGGGGAGCAGTAGGTATGGTGCTTGGATTGATGTAGAAAAAAACACCACAAAGTTTTTATATATCAAAAATTATTATTTACTTTGTGGTGTCTAAACTTAATAGCGGCACGAGCCGCATACATCGGCTTTTTTTGTGCCCATATATAACGTGTATATCATTACAAAATATATACTGCACCGTGTCGGGATGTAGAAATACTCTCGGAGTTTTGCTATTAAGACTTAGACAACACGTAGTGCAGTTTTTTTTATTGTCTAAAATAATAGCTATGTTAGAATTAATCTTATCTAAAAAGAGTAGCGAAAGCGAAATCAAATCGTATTTCAACGCAGTTCTTGAATTGTCAAAGTCTGACAATGAGTTCCCAATCAATCTTGATGAAGTATGGATGCTTGTTTATGGCAGGAAAGAGGAAGCTGTAAGAGCACTAACTTCAAGTGAACAATTTATAGAAAATATTGATTATCAAGTTTTACGCAAGAATGCGGAATAGCCTTCAAAAAAATATTGTTTTCGTTTGGTAGTATGGAAAGTTTGCGTAACTTTGTACCGTTCACAGATGACGATTGCATTCGTTACGTTAAGCAAGCGGTTAAGTTGCTCATATCATACATGGTTTTTTTTATGCCCTTATTGGATATTGGCGGTTGCCTTTACGTAAGATTATAGTATTTGCTCTCGTAGCGAATGCGCCATCTGTGAACAGCGTAAAGTGCAACCGCTTTCTTTTTGATAAAGTTGCCACATATAATTTCTTATAATCTTAAATGTTCACAGATTATGGCAGAATTAGTATTTCAAAACAACAACGGCAACGATGTGACTACTTCGTTACTTGTTGCGGAAGTGTTCGGGAAAGAACATAGTAAAGTAGTCAGAGACATTGAAAGTCTTTCATGCTCAGCGAGTTTTAATGCCGCCAATTTTGGCGTTATTACCTACATCGATAGTAGAAATCGAGAACAGACCGCTTATGAAATGACAAAGGACGGTTTTAGTTTCCTTGTCATGGGCTACACTGGGGCAAAAGCCGGAGAGTTCAAGGAAAGATTCATCAATGAGTTCAACAGACGGGAAGCCCTACTAAAGGATGATGATTACATCTTGATGCGCTCCCAGCAGATTCTACAGAAACGTATAGAGATTGCGGAGGAAAAGATTAAGTATCTTGAACAGCAAAATTCCAAGCTCCAGCCGAAAGCCGACTTCGCCGACAAAGCCTTTGCAATGGAAGGCAAGTGCGATATAGGACAGGCGGCAAAGATACTTGGATTGCCTTTTGGGAGAAACTCTTTGTTCAAAAAACTTCGTGAAGCAGGAGTATTCTTTGCTAACAGGAACGAACCAAAACAGAAGTATATTGATGCTGGGTATTTCGAGATGAAAGAAAAGCCTATTCCAAGAGAGAATCACCCAGGTTTTGTCGTGATGGTTGTTCTATGCACACAAAAAGGTCTTGCATACATCAATCACCTGTTTGGCGGAAAACCGTCCGATGGAAAATTGGCGAGAATAGTATAACACTGTACATAATCTATTATTACTAAAAAGCAAGGAGCGATAATAACATCGCTCCCATAACTCCTTCAACACATAGTCGATGAAATATACACACTATTTAATCGTAACCCAAACCTGTTCGCCACGCTTTATCGCATCGTCAATCAATTTGTTCAACTTGTCAGAAGTATAGCGTGATTCAGTAAGCCTTCCTTTTGATGTATTGTTACCTACAAGGATACATCCGGCAGAATCCTTTGCTGTATTCCCAGCGTGAAAAAGAATACCCTCAAAATGAGGAACATTCAACAGTCTTGGCATATTACGTCCGAATTTTGGGGACCAGTTGTATATAACCTGGTATCTTCCATAAGGGATAGCAGATTCAGCATAAACCTTCTTCTCTTTTCCATCAAACACTCCATTCTTATTCACGTCAACGATCCGATCTTCAAGCGTATTACTGAAAAACTCACCATTAATATACAAACGCCCTATAGTATAATCAGGCTTACACCATTTTCTTTCTACCAATAGTTCCATAGTTAAAATGTATTTAGTTTTACAAAGTTACAAAATAAACACGTACATTTGCACACATAATAAAACATTTTATAAAGCATATACAAAAATGTATAAATCAAGACAAATAGCAGATTGGATAATACATCAAACACATGGCAATATAACACATTCAAAATTACAAAAATTGCTATATTATTGCCAAGCGTGGCATTATACAATTTTCAATGAGGTTTTATTTGATGAAAGAATTGAAGCATGGGCGCACGGCCCTGTTGTACCATCCCAATTCAACAGATTTAATAACATAGATTTTTTCCAAAACATAAAAGTAAAATATTGTGAAAACATTAAACTGAAAAGTAAAACAGAACAATTACTGAACGAAGTTGTTGGAATATACAATAAATGCACTGATGGGCACCTTGAATTATTGGTAAAAAGAGAAGATCCTTGGAAGAAAACAAGAGGAAATATACCAGAGTTTAAAAAATGCCAAAAAGAAATACAATTAGACCTAATGAAACAATATTATATAAACCTAAATTAAAGTTGAAAACCCAATTTTTGTCGCATAAAACAGTTGGAAATATAAAACATTATATTTACCTTTGTCTTATCATAATACATCCGTTAATAGATATGGCTTAAATAATTAAAATTCATATAAAAAAACTAAATTAATAAGCAAGAAATAGATTGGACCCTTTTTCTTGCTTTTTTTTTCTTATACTACAAAATACAAAATCATATCAACAATTACCCAGTTAATTAACATTATTTATCTATTTAACCATTGCAAATATACCATATTTTCTGTTACTTTGCACTATGTAAATGAACCATTACGATGTTTTTACTTTGGCAGCAGGCAGATGTGAATCTTTACTGTTGCCTTTTTTATTTAAAATACATACCTTTGCACTATGGACAACGAAAGAGAAATATTATCGAAACTTGACGCTATCATACAGAACCAAAAGGTTTTGTATGAGAATCAAATTGTAATCTTTCAAACTCTAGCATCAATCGGGCAAAAAGTTTACAGCCAAAGTGATTTCAAGAGTTTGATGATAAACATGGTAGCAAACGGTATAACAGAAAGAGTAGAAGCCAATGATCAACAAAGAAGAAATATCTAAGATTGCAGACTATTACTTCCAGGTAAAAAGACTTGCGAACGGTATCAAATCGTCAACCAAAGAACGTGCGGAGAAGTTCTCTAAAGACCTTCTGTCCGTATTTCTTTTGGCAGGGGCTAAATCATTCAAGTCAATATCAAAACTCCCGGATAGCCAAAAAGAAAAAGTGCTGGAACTGACCAAAGAGTTCCGTGAGGATATATATAACGACATATACCAATATGTATTGGAAAGCAATAAGCTGTCACTCGAACTAAACGATGATCTTGGATGGGAGTATATTTCAATGACGGACAACGGCATTAAGGAATATATGGAAAGGACATACGGTGGAGAAACAACAAAGCAGAGAATAAATACAAATACAAACAGATTCCGCGCTGTTGTTGAAGTATATCTTGCCAATACATTGCTGTCCACAAAAACGAACAATATAGAGAAAATAACGGATGAGGTTCAAAAGAAGATATGGAACAACATATCATCACCATATAACGTATCATTTATTCCACCAAGCAAACAGAAACACTACGGTAGAGGATATGCTACAAACGGTATAAGCCAGTTGTATGTTATAGAACAGCAGATGATTCTAGGTATTTTCAATGAAGCAAATTACAACTCATGGAAAAACATTCCAAATTTCAAGGGATGGAGAACAGCAGTAACATCTAAGAACCCGTGCCAGTTCTGCATTGACGAGCAATACAGAATACACACAGACATACCTAAGCTGCCGTTCCATGCCCATTGCTTGTGTATATTATATCCGGTGTTTACTGAATAAGAAATTTGTTATAGACATATCAATATGTGTTATTGGGAAGAATCTCTATATGCTAAAGAAACTCTAAACTCATTAACTTCTTTACTAGATAAATCCCATTCCAATTCTGTGGTATGTAAACCTTGATTATATATGTATCTAGAATAATTACTTCCGCTTAAATTTGGAGTTTCCCAAACTCCTGGCTCTTCTTCATAATCAGGTATTGTCATAAAACATTTTAATCCAGTTAACTTACCACTTCCATCATCTATTATATAATTTTCTTCATAAACGTATTCTCTCCCAGAAACAGAAATAGAATCACGCTCAATATCACCCCATGTCTTAATACCAGGATTAAATAAAGTTTTATTATTATTATCTTGTACAACCATTTGCACACGTATGTCATAAGGTATGTATGTTCCCATACCTGAATTATCTATAAAAATAACTTTATAGAAAAATCTCTTTTTAGGAGTAGTTATTTTCACACCTGTTATTTTTGTCTTATATCCAAAGCACTCTGGAATAATAGGAAATTTATATCCTGTAGATGATGAAATCTCATGTGCTTCATTATTACTGTCAGGGTGGCTTCCATGTACCGCTACAGCCATTATGGTACAAGACCAAGTGCCTATATCCATACTTTTAAAAGCAGAATAAATATTTGAATTGTTTGGAGAAAAACCTAATCTTAGGCTATCAGAAGTACCTCTTTCTCCTAGAAAAAATCTTCTATTACCATTCTTCTCTGCAATAATTAAAATAGCACATCTCCATGATTTTATTGAACTAGAAACAGTATCATTTATAAGTAGTGATAAAAGATTTCTAGAACTTCCATTTAAATCAAGTTTCACAGTTTGACTATACGTATCATAATCTAATATATTTGACGGAAGAATGTTTATATTAAGTTTTACAGGATATTCTACATGATTATACCCATCAAAATCAGTAATACGATATGCGCTTTTGGGAGATTTATACTCTGCGATAGTGCTAGATGGAACAGAATTTCCTATTGTATATATTATCATTTTTGTAAACGCAGTATATGTAGAATCGTTAAACTGCACAACGCCTAAATCAGATCTATCAATTGGTTTGATATATGAATATCTGTTTATTCTCCCATGCGTATTTGCGCACGCATACCCTAAATCGTAACCATCACTAGTAGGACCGATGCCTAGAGTAGGATATACATCACTATCCAACCCGACAGGAGCAGTGATTTTACCGTTAGAGTGACCCATAATCACCCCCTTCCTCTATAACAGTAAAAGAACCTTTACAAACAACAATGCCATTACAACTGATACTACGACAATGAATATCGCCATCAATTATAACAGCATCAGAAATGTCATAATCGCTAGGAAGTTCCCCACCACATAGTGTTATAACTTCGACTGCCCCTGTGCTCCCTCGCTTTGCTTCGGTCGCACACCAAATTTCCGTTTACAAACAAATTAATCTTCATCTAACTCACGTATTAAATCATTAACATATTTTACACAGGAATCAAACTCGTCATACCCGTCCAAAATCAGAGCACCGACAGTGATGTGAAGTTTGTCTATCACTTCTTTCTTAAACAGCACGGCATTCGCCTTGCTTGTATCAGACTTTTCTATCACCGTTATTGCAGAATCAATCATCCTAGTTACTTCGGATGGTGGCATCATGGGAATATCAGCACCTTTCCGCCAAGACTGATATTCTCTCATTTTTTTAAGAAGCTCTTTTTTTCTCATGGCAAATCCGATATAGACTTTTTGACATCATCAAGTGACTTATCCACCCATGATGAAATTACACCGTTGTTTTTACCATAAACATACAGGCTTCCTTCCATAAAAAGATTGCCTTCATTATCTTGTTTGAAATAGACCTTGTTTATCTTTTCCACAAACTTTCTATTTCTCCAATCTCTGTACATTTTAAACAAATTCTTTATATACATAGTGTTTAACTGATTATACGCTCCTAATAAATAAGGGGTGGTTATAGTATAAATGAAGAGGACTATACCACCCCTACTCGTTTTTCATGAAAATAATTAAAATCCAAGCAACAGTCTAAAGACAAATATTGTTTTAATGATCTTAAACGGTGACAAAATTACCACAAAGATAATAAATATTGTGAATTAATTGTTTCCTAGTTCTAAATAAAGTATAGCATTTACATCTCTTTCTATCTTTGCTACAACGCTCTCATCAAATTTATCCTCGTCAATGCTTTTTATGTAGTCAACCAAAGAATGAATCTTCCTGTTAACATGAATAATAGTAGAACGAACATCATCAATCATCACGCTGTTTGAAGCCTTATCCATCTCCTTGTCTGCAAAAGTTCTCTCATGTATAGTTCCATCTTCCTCAATTTTGTATGAAGGAATTTTAAAGAACTCACATATATCAAAACGGCTAATAAGACTAACTACATTCATTATGCTTGTAATATCATCATCAGAGCAATCCAAGACAATATCTCTATAATCTTCACAAACCAAACAACTTTTAAAAGAAAAATATGGGATATCATCTTCCGAATCAAAAAGCCATGTTTCTTTATACTCGTTTGTCTTTATTTCAACAAACCTAGAATGATCATAGCCAACAGACTTATATTCATTGATAACATCAATCCATCCTGTAAGTTTAGACATTGTATCATTAATATATTTTCCATACAAAACAACATCATAATACAATGCAGGTAAAGCATTATCACGGGAAGAGAAAGTTACAGGCTCAGAAATAGATTCCAAAACGGATAACTTACCCAACACAAAATTAAATATATCAGCTAAAGGATATTCACTCTTTATTCGTTTCATAACTACTAATAAAATCGGATGGAGGAAAACCCGAAATATGGCAAAAAAGATAAACCTCCATCCGCAAACAAAAACAAGAATTTAATCAATATAAGCAAAAACCACACATTTCGGATAGCATTGCAATACTAAAAGGGCAAATCATCTCGTCTTTCAGGCTGAACAGGTGCAGGTGATGGAGCAGGTGCAGGTGCTTGTGCTGGTTGCGGCATATCTATCTTAAAGCACCCAACTTCATTGTAATATTTTCCTTGGTATTCTCTTGCTCTGATTTCAAGATGGGCAGTAATGGTATCACCCTCTTTCAATTGAAGATCACACAGGTTGCCCATTACATAGAAATACACCTCTTTGGCATACATGGAACCAATTTCCTCAACGAGATAATTTCTCTTCTGCCAAGGATTACCTGCCTTACTTGTACCAGCCTGTAACTGACCTATTTTCTTTACTTTACAATTTAATACTAAATCCATTTTTTTTTATTTTTTATATTTTTCCTCCTTAATCTTATCCAATTCTCTCATTGCGGACAGCCTTCTTTTGTGAGCGTCCACCCTTATCCAGAAAACTTTCCAGCTAACTTCCTTACCGTTAGTGGTGTTCTCTTTAAGTATCTTGCCACATTTTAAAATCTCGTTGACAAGATAATCATACCGTTTTTTATCATAGCAATATCTCATGCGACAAAAGTAATATTAAAAAATAAACTAATACAGAAAACAATAATAAAAATTGTTAATCACACAGTTAATTCTTCCTCTTCCTCTTTCGACAATGCTTCCACGTCACCATCTTCACCTTTAGGAAAATACAGTTCGTCAAGATAATTGCTTGCTTCACTCTTTTCAGTGAAACTCTTTATAACACTCCCCCGTTTGCTAACAACACGGTAACTAATATTATCCTCTGCTACAACTTTATAACAATTTAAATCATCCACATCTACAACATCTGGAGCATTATCATCAATACGCATCATGCTTAATATATGAGAATACTCGTTCACCTTCACCGTACAGGAAAAAACATTAGGAACTGGTTCTACTAGCAATCCGGCATTTATCAATGAATCAAAAACAGAACGCCTAGGCTTATATTTCAGTTGCTTCCTTATAAACTTCAACGTTATCATATTATCTCCCCTCTGTGCGGATAATACACACAAACGTAATACCCGTAACGCATCAATACTACATAGAGGCGAAAGGTACTTGTACAACTGGACAGGAGTAAATTTATGGTAATAATCAGACACTCCCTCTTCCTCTATTTCCCTTACACGCCTTTCCCTTTCTTTATTCCTTACCGTCAAATTAGTGGCTTTCCTTACCGACATAGACTATCCTTTCCATGTATCGTTTTCCTTTATCCATTTACGTTCATCATCACTAAGATCGCCTGTTGATTCACGATGATATACACACTTGTTGCATAACCCTGCCTTGGCACGGACACACTTGTCGCAATCGTATGGAAAAAACGCTATGGTGGTCTTGTCGTAGAAATCTTCACCAGCATCATCATCAGAAAGCCAACCTTTGAACTTTGCAAGCATATCAAGTGCACCTTTCACATCCTTAAAATCAGCAGTATCTATATCAGAACGCTTTAGGAAACTTTCTATAAGGCTTATCGCATCTTCAAATTCAAGGTTGTCCTTGTTTATCAAAGTCTTTGTCTTTTCCTTATTCTCCCCTTCCAATACACGCCTCATGGATGGTGTCACATAATCGGAAGCAAGCATGGAAGATTTGGCATAATTGACAATCTGGGTTATCCTTGGAGAGTTCACCCATTGCTTGGCTTTCATAAGCAAAGAACGCTCTGACATACCCTCGTCAACAACGTGTGTTGCCTTGTAAAACAAGACAGGATTGGTATCTATGACATAAGCGGACGCAGCCCATAACTCCATCTCATTCGCATCATCAATATGCTTTGCTATATCAATCTTCTTCTGTTTTTCATCGTCAACAAGAAGATTGTTACTAAGGGGAAGTTTACCCCATCCTTTATTCAAACCCATTACCTTTCCTCCTTTATCCTAAATTTTATCTCCCTTACTCTCTCGTCAAGTTCAGAAGAATATTTAAAAAGATTGTATATGCTACTCCTGTCAATACATAGGAAATCAGAAATTTCAGACATACTTAAACCCATGTCACGCATGACACAGCACACAAGAGCACGGTTCATCACAATATCATGCTTCCTGCTTTTCCTGTTAACATCAGTATCGGAGAGTCCGCTTGCCGCTAGAACTCTCCTAAAAATCAATGCGTTGTCAGCCTTTTTTCCCATTTTTCACATTCTCCTTGTCCACTATCAATTGCATTATATCAGCGTAACCAGCCAAGTCAACCATATTGTCACGCTTTTTATGGAATCCCTGTCTGCATAGCTTTACAGCTATCTGTACAGCAACACAGTCATAAGGAGATAATTCCTTTCCGGTAATCAAAGAAGCCATCTTGGAAATGTTTTCAAAATTGACTACTGCATCGCCATAGTCAGACTGTCTGCTGTTGTTACGGATATCCTTTGCCTCATCAAGGATGCTTCTCTCTTTAACATGATCAACATAAGCAATACAATCCGAGAAAAGAATATACTCTTTACCTTGGTCATCGGCACAAAGAAACTTTTCACCATTCTCAAAACAGTATTTAACAGTGACAAATTTGCCGAACACATTTGACTTGCTTACAGAATCTTCACCGTGATGTGAAATGTATTTATCACGGTTTATAATTTTCACCCTGCTATTCAACGTAACTCCCATCATAACAAATCACCAACTTTTATGTTATCCGCATCCTTCTTATCAGAAAAGAAAATACGATCATACTTCGTTTCACCAAACTCAACAAACATGGCTAAGATAAAATACTTGTTCAGCACACTATCATAACCCTTGTCGTAAATTTTGTTTATCTTTTTTGTTTTCATCTCTTTTCGCATTTAATATCCATACTGTCACCTCCCATCATCATCTTCAACGTACATGTATTGGACATAAGTTCAACAACCTCGTATCTTACATACTCATATCCATCAACATAACATGTAATGGTTTTACCAGATATATCATAAGTACCGTAACCATTTCCAAAATAGCCCCTTCCTACATAAGTACCATCCTGATTAAACTTAGCGTAAGTAGGTCTTATCATTGGATACCATCTACCATCCACTTTTACCTGAACAAGTTCCCATGTGCCGATAATAGCATCCTTGTATTCATCATCCTTATCATTGGAACAACTACACAACCCCAATAACACTATTGAAAAAATAGCCGAAAATAATAAAAATTTCCTTCTCATTTGCCTAAATTATTTGTGGAACCAAAACCTCCATCGCCCCTATCCGTTGAATCAAGGCTTTCAACCTCAACAAATTCAACCTCAATATAATTACTGAAAAGAAGCTGAGCAATCCTCTCCTTGGCGGCAATATAGAAAGGCTCTTTCTCAAAACTCTTCACTATAACACCGATACAACCGGTATAGTCACAATCAATAACACCATCCAACACATCAGCGTCATGATACTTCCCGTCAACGCCAATAATACCTTTCAGAGAAAATCCGCTTCTCGGCTTGATAATAGCCTTCATATTTGATGGCATCTGAATGGCTATACCAAGTTTAATCAGATTACGACCTTTTCTAATCAACGTGTTGTCAGGAACATACAAATCATACCCGGCAGCACCATCAGTTTTTTTTTCGGGAAGAACTGCATCCCGTCTTAATTTTAAAAATTTTACTTGATTCATTTTTTATTTATTTTTGGCATTAATATACGATCTTACACCAAATAAATTTTGATAACTTTTAGTTATAAATGCCATAATTATTTTGGTGCTAAGGTAAGAATAAAATGCCATACTACATTAAATATTTAGTTATAAATTGTAAATATTCGGTTCTCTAAAATTATGAGAACCGAGTATATTTCATTAATGCTTTATACATTTAATCTTAAATTCTTCACTGCCAATTTTCATATTTAGTGTACATGAATTTGAATTAAGTTCGATAATATCATATCGTACATACTCTTCACTTCAATATAGCAAATGATAGTGTTCCCAGAAATTTTGTAAGTACCAGATCCGTTTCCAAAATACCCTCTTCCATTATAAGTACCGTCAGAATTAAATGTTGCATAAGTCCGTCTTGGTATAGATGTCCATCCTCCGCCAAATTCTATTTGGGTCAATTCCCATGTGCCAATAATAGCATCTTTGTATTCACTATCATCATCATCGGAACAACTACATAACCCCAATAATACTATTGAAGAATATGACTATCCGCATAATTCCCCAAACAACATGCTGCCACGCCTTCGAGAAACTAATGCTAATTTATTAACAGTTACAGTTGTCTTACAACCGTGAACCTTGTTCCAATTTATATCTCTTAATGCAGCATAACCATTACTACTTCCACTGATAAAACAAACAATACCATTGAACTTAACCTTGTCAAACATGGTAAACATTGCTCCGCTTTTTGAAGGTTTACCACCGTTAAGCCAATAAGAAGCACTAGCACTTCGTCTTACACCGCCTTTACTGAATTTCTGCATATGCAATATCCTACTATGCCTAGGTATGAACCTTATTAAATGATGATTGCAAAGCCTACTTGTATTAAGATTACCAGTTATGCAATAAGCATCGTTGTAATGCTCCTTAGACAAACCTAACTTAATCCTCTTGTACTTAGTAATATAACCATAAGTAATATTCACATTGCTGAACCTACTCTTCAGTTCTTCATACAAGAACCACCTCATCGTACTCATTGCACTCGCATCCCTAAATGACTTTCCACGATTAACATTCAATGTTATTTCACCTGAATGGTACTTTTCATGACAAGTCTTGCAAAGTGTAACCAAGTTGTTAGGAGCATTGCCACCTGTTTTCCCGCTCTCAATATGATGAACCTGCAATACATCATCCTTGCTTTTTCCCTTGCAATGTTGACAAATGTGATTGTCCCCGGACAATACATATTCCCTTACATTATAAGAATCAAGTTGTTCCCCCATCTGATATTCAGAGCTTTTAATGTCTGGATTTTTAATCTTCTGCATGTCAAATGCAGCCACCTCCACATTAACCTGTTTCACAGGTAACAATTTGTGGATTAAACTGACAATCCTTACATGTGAGTCAATCTTTTGTCTGATTGAGGGTGCGAGCCACCCTTCTTTAATCCTTCTATTGTCAAACCTTGGTTTCCTGTATCTTGTTTTCCTAAACCTTCTGCTCCTTCTCAACATTCTTCTATCAGAAAGTAGCTTAACAACATCATTCCTTAGTTCGGCATTCGCTGAAAAAAGTTCTTGCTTATCAGTTGTTGCAGAAACACCAATATGTTTGCTTCCACAGTCAATACCTAATGTTATGTGCTGTTTATATCCATAGCTTCCATTTATCAGTTTAATGGTAAACACGTCCTTTCTGTATATGACAGCCATTCCCTGTTTCAAGAGAAGTCTTGCTTTTCTCTCTGAACATGGCATTACTGGTTCATTATTTTTATTAAGGACATATACCATAAGTTTATTAGTTTTTCTTCAGTTAAGTTATTCCATTGTATATCTCTAATTTTTAAGTATTACGGCAGCTAAAATAGAGCTGCCCAGGACTTCTCCCGTAAGTTACCCATCGCCAAGGTTATGAAATGGTTTCAGTTGTCAGCAACACCGTTCCTTTAGGTTCTGTTTAATCACTGACCGAAGAGGTTGGGACTTGGATAAACATCCCAACGTTCCTATACATTCATTTCTAACGTAGCACAGATTGTACCTGTGATTAGGCTAATCTGCTTACCCATCAATCACCCTTTGGGGATGATTGCGGATAGTCAAATCCATTTCGTTCCTCCGTATTCAATCTGAATGCAGCCTCCCTAGCCTGATCCTTCGTCCTATACAACTCTATTTTTTCAAACATACGACCATCATCACAGTCATACGTACACAAGGTGACAGCCCACATATTACCACGTGGAGAATAGAAATACTTACCGTAATCCTTTCCCATCACCTTACCGTCAATCCTTATTTCTCCTTTATTAGCCATAATACGCCTTATTTCCTCACACCAAACTTTTTCCTAAACTCATCAATAGAGCACGCTATTCGCTGACCAAGATGGTCTACATACAAAACAGCATCTTTAATCATTCGGTCATTCTCGGCAAGCATGTGGATAACACTGTCAACGACACACTCTTTGCCACTACTTAATTCAACATACTTATTACCCATGACAATGCAGTCTTTTTCCTTCAAAGGAACAATACGTTCAATCTTGCTTTCGCGATATTTTTTCAGCTTTTCAAAGAACTCACGGTGCATGACACGCTCATTCTCATCCATCACATAGTAAAATTCACAGCAAATATCATGAACATCCTTTACCGTATTAATCTCATCAAGCTTGTCAATCACATTCTGCAATGCGTCAAAGAAATTCACATCATGCTCATCCAACGCTTCTTCCATCATTCTGTCAATGGAAGCAATAGCCGCGTTCTTGAAATCAATATCGTCACAACGAAATCCCAAAGAGATATAATTACGCAAGGAAAGAAGATTTTCCTTAAAATAAGTTTCTACCTGAATATCCATTCTCTAAATTTTTTAATGTTAATACTATCAAAATTATTAATAACAGCATCTCCGATATCATCGTTATGCTTCAATCCAAAAGACAGGCCAGGGTATTCCCACCATCTCGCAACACGTCCTTTGTCACCCCACAAAGATATAGCTTTATTATCAAAGTCGGGGAATAAAATAACATTTTTTGGCAATTTATTCCCAAGCTGGTTCATTCCGCCACAAGCGGTCCATATAAAACCGTTGCCAAAAGCCATAGAAGCTATTATGGCAGTTTTCTCCGATTCAACCATACAAGTTATCGCATCGCTACAATAATCCCCTAAAAACGGCTTAAAAAAGCCGCTATAGGTAAACCCTTCGCCCGTAGTAAACTTCCTGAAAGCATGGGTTTCCTTCTTCCTATGACCATTCACCCCATATCTTATCCTGTTATCATGACATACGTTACCATCCTTATCAGAATACCAGAACACAGCGGATTCCCTTCCAAGACATCCTACCTTATACCTTGAAAATACATCATTCACGGAATCAACACCGAAAACACCTGAAAGGTACTCGTACAAGTTATTACCCTTCCAATGCCCGGCATCGCTAAGCCTGTCAACATACTTCACATCAACAAACCTTGATTCCTGCTTCCCGGAATCATACTCCCTCTCGTAGAAATCCTTCAAACTCATCCTGCAACCGTCCGGGCTTGACAGAATCCTAAAAGCATCAGAAGCACTACTGCAACCGGGAAGATAAGATACAAGAAAGTCAAACACGTTGACAGAATCACCTCCCTGCTCGGTAACGGTGATACTGCCTGACTTGTTCATATAGAAAACCAGCTTGTCCTTCCTGCTATGGCTCTCCAGATTTATCCTGGCAGGTAAAGTCCACCGCTTACCCCTACGCCTTAAAGGAAGCCCAAGCACGGTATCAAGATTGGCAAATATATATTCATAATCAATAGAACCCATATTACTTAAAATTATGCCATCCCTGTTTCAAATCCCTAAAGAAATCGCTTAATGTATAACGATAATCGTCAGGATATCCCAATGAACTTGATAGGCATGAAACATACCCGTAAGGTTTTTTACCGTCACTCCACCTGTACATCATCTCAGTAGGAACCATAAACACAAGAAGAACAAATACAATGTCAATGTATATGAGAAACATGACAAAACGAACAAAGCATCTCATAATCATTCCTCCACATCCCCTAAAAGAAGTTTCTTTGCATAACGCAACGCAAACTCCCAATTGTAATAAAACGTACCTAGCAAATCAAAAAACAGGCTATACACGGAATCCTTGTCACCATCGGGAACGGAATACATGATATCATCCATCATACGGATATCATCACTGAACCTGGCATTCTTTGTCGTATAACGCCACAAACCGCCAACGGCAAGTATCTTGGCGTGTTCATAAACATGACCGTCAATGGAATATACATCACAAACGTAATCATTAAACCAATCCTCATTGTCCAGCACACCACTAACAGGACTTGCCGACAAAATCATATTAACAAACACACCAAAATGACAATACTGCTCTATCTTACCCGAATCATTGTCAAACTCAACCTTGAAAGCATCCTTGCCGCTCTCATTAATACTGCAAACCATGTCACTTACGTAAAGCGTCTTTAACCACTGGCTGAAATTATACCTTTTCAAACCAGTCCTGTTACGAGCTTCATTTATCGCACACTGGGCATCAGACACACATGCATACCAATCAGAAGCCACACGAATACTTCTATCAAATAAAACAATCTCTTTATTATCCATATACAATAAAATTTTTCAGCAAAAATACATATTAAAGTAATATGGCAAAAAAAATAACGGTTAAACAATGTTAAACAGACAACCTATTATCTTTCCATTTTTTAGCTTTCAACAAACCAACACGGACAGCTTCATTGTTATTCCATTTAAAAATGTCACACATAAGAGATATATATTCATGAATCTTATCTCTATACAACAACTGTTCTTCTGTTGCGTGTTGCCAATCTGTTGTTATACCACATTCTTCTTTTATCATAGTGCACAATAAAGACATAGCTTTTGAGAACCGGCTTTTATTGGAACAATTATTATACAGCGCACCAGTCATTTCCTTAAATGAATCACCGCTATCATTACGATATTCAAGAAGTTTGTCGAATAACCATTCATACACCTCAACTTTTAACTTTGGATTTATAGCCAACGCCAAATCCAAGAATAAAAAAGGATGAATCCATGTATGATGCCCTCTACCCCTTCCACTGATAATAGCAGTACCATACTTTTTTTCTAACTCTACAATAAACTCTCTTGTATTATTGCTTTGCCGCCACTGATAAAAATTAAATTCAGGAAAACCATTATTAATTCTCCAAGCATTACCAGCTTTAACCAAATCGGTAGCAGACAAAAATTCACTTTTGCTTTTTTGGGAAATCTCATGCCCAAAAAGAATTCTTTCCATTTCAACTTCTGTTTTCATAATAAAAGTGTTTTAAAATACAATGCAAATATACATACTATTTATTATAAAAGCAAATATAAAACACTTTTTTTCAAAAGACATTTATTTATTATAAAAAAAACATCACTTTAAAACGGCAAATCCTCCTTCATTATATCATCAGCCTGTTGCAGAAGGTATTCGTCAGGATTATACTTCCGTCTTAGGACAATCTGGAACATTCTGTTCCTGTTCTCATCCCACGCGGAAGTGACGGAATAGCCTTCCTGGCGTATCATGTCAACCATCTTTCTCTTGCTGTAAGGTCTTACACCACAGTCAATACAATATGCACTGTATTTCACATACAGGTCACGGTCACGGATAGCCTCAAGTTCAATTCCCCCATCAGCATCATACCCCGAATCGTAAAGATAGGACAGGACACTGTTGGAATCACGTCTTGCGTTCTCCGTAACGGATTCTATCGTATAACTTCTCGTAAACTCACCCTTGTTCTTCACAAACCGTCTTGCACCCTCTATTATCCAGTTGATAATGGCAGCCGATTCCTTTGACAGCTTCATCGGAAGAGATCTGTCCTGTTCCGATTCCTTGAACACACGATAGAACGGGATGACAAGAGAACGTCTGAAATGACCATAAGTCTGGTCCGAAACGGAAGGCATCTTGTTAAGGTTGGCCATGAAAGGCGGCATCATGTCGGCAAGGAAAGGCTCACCGAACGGAAGGCGTGCCATAGTAGGCTCACCGGATATGAACTTCTTATACTTTCCACCGCTCACATCCTTCCCACCCATCTCGGAAGCATAGTTGAGCAGCTTGCCGTTTATCATAGCTATATTGTACTCGCACGTAGACTTGTCACCCGACAGGTCAGCCATCTCCATATATGACACATTGTCTTTCCCCAGGGCATTGACAACAGCGTCAAAGAACACCGACTTACCGTTACTACCACAACCGAGAAGGTAACACATCTTCTCCATCTTGATCTTCTTCCTGTCAACAAAAGCACACCCCACAAACTCCTGTAAGGCATCCTGTGTATCCTTTACAGGGATCACATCGTCCAAAAACTTCTCCCACAACGGGCTGCGCGCCAACGGGTCATAATTGATATTGATACGTATGCACGATTCTATCATGGGCGAGAAATCGAACGTTTCCATCGTTTCCGTGTCAAGGACACAATTGTCAAACGTGATGAAGTTACGCTTGGGATTGAATATCTCATGCGTCACGTTCTTTACGATGGTACGGTAGAAACGCTCGCTCGTATCGGTCATGTACAGTTCGCTAAGACCGTTTATCCGGCACAAATCCATACACAGGCGCATCAGATCGTCCTTCATCACGGGAACGAATATCTTACCGTCAAAAGCCATGATGGAACCGCTCCTGTGCCGCCTGAAATTGCACTCCCTGCACGCATCGGCTATGTCCATCTCGACCATAGCGGATATGGAACGCTTCCACTCGCCTTCATCCCTGGCTTTACGGAAACCTCGACCACCACCCTTGTCCGCCAGCTTGCCCATAACGGAATCAAGGATGTATTCATAAGAAGCCTTTGCAGATTCAGCGACAGTCATCTTCCCCTCCTTTCTCTACCGATTCTACCTTTCTCTACCGATTCCCGGTCAGCCCGGTCAGCCCGGTCAGCCCGGTCAGCCCGGTCCACAACCTTCCCGAACCTTACAACGGGATACAGGTCATAATCGTCCGTTGATATGTCCGGGCGTGCGTCCATATCATCAAGAGAAGAGTACACGTCCGCTATGTGCTCCAGTTTCCTGCACACGATGGAATCACGTCTTATCCCGTAATACTCTATAAGGTCAGCCATGTACTGTATGGTAATGTCCTTGAACCATGTGAACGCATCGTCACGTGTCTTTGCACCGTCACAGCAGGTATTGAACGTGTACCCGAAACGCCTCATCTTCACGAAGTAGCTGTTCCGCCACAACGACACCGACTTGTCCATCTCGCTCCCTGCATTGCGTATGGCGGTGACGATGCTTCCCGGCATGAGCGCGCACCGTGAAACGCGAGCGGCGGAAGGCTTCCCGTTCGCCCCGGTCCCATCCACCATATCCACATCGGGCACGAACCTTAGATCATCCACGCTCCTTCCGCCCACAACGGACGTGTCATGCCGCATGAGATAGTCGGCATCCACGATATGCCCGTACTGCCTTACCTGGCCCTCACACCACGAAGCAAATCTCCTTAACGACCGTTTCCACTCGGAAGGAAGCACATACCCGTACCTTGCACATATCTCCGCTATATGCTTCCTGTCCTTCTCCCATTTTCTCTTCATCTTCCTCCCGTTCTCCAACACCTCACCCTCCACGCTGACACCGGCGACCAGTGCAGCCATAGACTTTGCAGTTAAAGGTACGGGCACGCGCCTGATGAATGACTTTTCCGACACGAACACAGCCTTTGTTCCGTCCTCCAGAGGCTCGTCAAGTTTAATACAGCAGTGACGGTCCCGGAAGCTGACGAGCGTAACCCACCCGAACAGCCGTGTCTGAACCCTCATGCCCTTGTACCAACGCTCCCTGTCGGGCATTGCATCGGACAGGCATATGACACGCCTTGATTCGGGCAACCTAAGTTTAATCTCTATTTCTTCTTCCATCTCTACACACACATTTTACTTGATTTCACCTGCAAATATAGCGCAAAAAACAACACGAAAACACATAGTTAAATTAATTAACTGCAAATGTTTACGTGATTAACAAATGCGTGTCAAGAAAGATAGTTTATCTTTCTTTACACAAGATTTTTTACTTTCACGCCCACAGTACGTTTTGAAAAGGAAAAGTAAAAAATGTTGATTGTTGTTATTTTTTATTTTTGTTATGATTTTTCTCATTTTAGTTAAAATGATTTAACTATAATTTTTTATTTACTTGCTATTTTCTACGTTAAGAAATGTAAAATTAACTTAATTTAACATAAAATAAAAAATCTCAACATCGATAGTTGCATATGCAACTAATTGATTTGGGGAAATTCGTAAAAAACCTACGAAATTCGTTGTTTTTTCGTAGACTTCGTAAACCCTTCGTTTTTCAACACTTGTCAAAAAACTCGCAAAAATTAGTGGTTAAATGGCTGAAAACAAGCTATTTAGTCGTGTCAAAAAAAATTTAATCGTAAATCTTTGAAAATTTACCCTCTATTAATGTGCATATTAAATGTTAAAAGTAATATATATATACAAAATATACATACACGTACACCTTACATGCTCTATTACAATACATATACATACACAATAAATACATAACACATACACATAAATACACCAAAACTGCATACGTAATTTAGTATAGATACATATCAAAACGACGAAATCAACGAAGAATACTGTAAACCAATAACTTATACTGCAAAAAAAGACATAAAAAATGCAACCACACCTACGAAACACACCAAAAAACATACGATTTTCGTAACTTTTTATGTAAAGATTTATCCGATTTTGTTGAAAACTACCGAAAATACACATCCAAACCGAAAAATCAGCCATACAGGCAAAATTTGGGGAAAAAAATTTTCAGAAAAAAATTTATCCGAAGCGACACACCCACGAAGAAAAGTCCAGGAAAGGGGGTATGCCACTGATTTACAGGTAGTTACTAGCTACAATCATCCTAGATATACACCATTTGTAAATAAAAAGAAATTTTTTTCTACGACTACAGAATTTCGAAATCTTTACATCTGAAATCTTTACAAATGACTTCTACGAAAATTTCGTAATTGCCTCTCTTTCAGACACTTACGAACAAATTTAACATAAATTAACATTGAAAAATATTGAAATTAAACATAATATTAAGCTAAAATAGGTCTTGCATGGCCGGGTCTATTAATGTTGTGCAATATTAATTTAAAATATGTATATAAACTGTATTTATTTTGGAAAAAACGGGCTTAATTTATAATGAATGTTAACAAAATATACAAACTAATCAAAAACGCTGTATGTTTGCAGTGTCGTAATGACAAAGCGCTATATGACGTATTGAAACAGCTTGCTATAGTGACAGTATAGTACAGATCCGCGAACCGGGGAATAAGCGGAATATAAACAGCGGTATTGTTAGCCACGATGCAGAGGCACGAGTTTTACTTGATAATGGAGATAGTAACTTAGTGCGATAATTGTAATGTAGCTGTCATAATAGTGGTAACGGTTACAAGCCCGTATAGATACAGAGTACAATTAAAAACAATATATAACATGAGTAAAGAATACAAACTTACTGTAGAATTCCGTAATGGTTATTACGGAAAAACGAAAAAACAAGCTATAACCGAATTTAAGCGTAATTTTGGTAGTTTTAGAGGTTTTGTCAAGAAAGGATGGGAAATAAATTAACGATTATGGAAAGATACGATTATTTGGAAGCAATTAAAGAGGACGTTTTGAACTATATCAACGAAAACAATATAGTAGTAACATCCGAAAACCGGGATGAAGTGGAACAGGATCTTAACGATACATTGTTTGCTTATGATGGTGTAACTGGAAACTCTTCAGGATCTTATACGTTTAACTCGTGGGAGGCGGAAGAAAATTTATGTCACAATTGGGAGCTGCTATGTGAATCGTTAACGGAATTCGGATATGATATGAGCTACCTGGAGAATGGTCCGGAGGCGTGCGATGTTACGATACGCTGTTACCTGTTAGGTCAAGCGATTTCTGAAGTGTTGGACGAAGTGGAAACGGAAGAAGAAGAATAAAACGCGCATACAGAGGTAAATAAGCCCCTGTACCGAAAGATCTTCAGTAAATTAAATGGATTATATAATTTAGGGAAACAAACGAATAACGGACAATTTAAAATATTTATAAAGTTATGAAAACGAAAAAATTATCTTACAATGTGACAAAATGTTACGTAGAAAACGGAATAACCTACAAAATGAACGTGCGTATAAGTTTGGGTGACTGTTGCAAAAATGGTGTATGTGATTGGAGTATCACGGCCGACATTTACGAAAAACGTAGGAACGGGCGTTTCGTTTTGTGTGCTAGTGGTTGTTGCCATGAAGAAATACTCAAATACTTTCCACAGTTTAAAACGTTTATTGACCTGAATTTGTGCAACCATTACGGGCAACCAATGTATCCCGTTGAAAATGGAGCATATCACCTGGTAAACAGCGACAAGAAAAAGGCAATAAACTACCTACGTATCACCGAAACAGAATACGATATATTACGTAATAGTACAGAGGATATAGGATATTTTAAATACCTGTTATATACCCTGGGAATCGTTGACCGCTGGGAAAAAGAAAGTTTGAAAGCTATAAAGCAATTGGAAGCATTGACGGGTAACACATGGGAAAACCCGTATAAACCCGAAAATGAACATTTTGCATTAAAATTGACGGACGAAGAACGTACACTGACTGAAAACAGGATCAAAGGCGGATATTATACCGGTGAAGCTATACAGGAACGGCAATATCAGAAAAAACGTGAAGAATACGAGAAGAAACGCAATGAAATAATTGCAGACTGTGAAAAAGAAATACAAAAAGCGGAAAACAGAAAGCTGGCTATGTTAGCCGTTCTTGACGCCGGGCTTTCCCTTAAAAACGCGATATACTACAATCATAGCAATGAACTTGTATTTAATTGGAATGATCACGAAGAAAAAGTAACGCAAGAACAATTTGACGAATTTATCAAAACGGTTGACAAAACTAAACTTCCTAAAAATATAACCTTTAAATTAAAATAATAATGAGAACGTTTTTTACACAAGTGGAAACAAGGTATCGGGCGATTAAAGATTGCCCGTTTGCCCCTGCAAGAATAGCCAAGGTTTTTGGCGGTTATATGTGTTTTGAAAGCGAGAGCGATTATAGAGTTTGGAAAAATCAAAAGTAATAATTTTAAACAATTAAAGCGTGATATGATCGAAACATTAATACTATTAGGTTGCCTGTACCTATCAATACGGGTAACCGATTACATAGAGAACCAAAACAAACAATAACAATTTAAAAACGTAACATTATGGACATATCTAATTTGCTTGCAATGTATATACGCAATACGCGGGAAATCAACATGGCTGCAAGATTGCATAATTAAGAAGGCAAACAAGGGCATACAGCCATCAATAGAACATCCGGCAAATTGTAGCGCAATGAAAACTATAATCAGAGAAGCCGCCAAACTGTTATATAAGTACGACGGGATAACACCCACTAGACAGGAAAAACAGGAAGCGGCCCGGGAGCACGCCAAATATATTTTAGAATGTGTGCAATACTCCATTCAGAAACGCCAATAGATGGCAAAATAAAGCCCTGTAATGAAAGATATAAACCAATACCGATATATCACCCATAAAAACCAAAACACTATGATACGAGTAATCATTGAGAACCCGAAAACAGGTAAAAGCTATATATGTAAATCATATAGCAAATAAGTTACACCGATACACGACTTACTAGAACTAACTATCACGGAAACACCCCTAGACGGGCGTACACGATACGCAAAACAGTTACCCGTATTCAATGCGGATATATTGGCGGAACTTACCTATTAATCAATCAAAAAAAAACAATATAATTATGATACAATTTACTATTAACAGTTTCAGCAATGGAATATCAGGCCGCCCGTACAACTCGATCAAAGACGCAATACAAGACGGTGTTGGTGCAACGATTAGAGAGCAATTAAGCCTTTACAATGATCTATAAAACATAATGCGGCAATGAAAAAGGTACAAGCTAAAAACCAATTACAGGAAGCAATTGAAAAATTGAACAATATTATAGAAAATAAAACGGGTGTATTTCAGAAACCGATAATTCCAGGCGATTGCCCTACGTTTGACGAAGGAACGGCAAACTATGTTAGGGAAAGACTGGAATCGTGTGTATTGCCAAAACTTGATGAATTATCTAAATTAATAGTATTATGAGAAAACAAAATTTACAAAAAGAATTATCTCCTATTTTTGACAATGAAAGTATTAAGATAGGAACGTTTAAAGCTAACAGAAGTATTGATACATTGGATCTTATCAAGGAAAATATCAAGTTTTGGAAAAGCTATGACGGGCACAAACTACCTGATAAACAGGTTAAACGAGCGTATTATAACGGCACCAGGACACAAAACATAATCAAAATGTACATAACGCCCGAATTGATTAAGTTTGTAAGAGAGCACGCAAACGACTATAATACGTTAAAACGAAAAGACGTACCTAGCTGCATAACTATTGATCGTAGGCGGAATGAACGTTATTTTTCCGTATTTATTGAAAAATTTGGGGAAATAAGTTTTGAAGGTTTTCCCATTACTTCCTAAATCATATTTGAACAAGTAATGAAAGTGATTAAAGTAATTAGAGTTTTAAAGAGAATACTAACCGATTCAGATATTATAGACCTGTACGGTCTATATTGTGAATTTTACAAAAATATATAATAATATGGAACGTCAAATATTAGATAACATTTTGCGTAACTTATTGGTTGCCGGGAACATTGTAACCGTACCGTTTGAACAAATGAGAGAGATACGCAAGGAATTGGACCGATTTGTTAAGCCTATACAGATAGAGATTATCAAACTGTTTCATTCAGGGAATTAAGATAAAGCGGAAATAATGTGAAATATTTTCCCGGTATGTAGAACAACAAACAGAGCGACACTGTTACCGTGAGAATTTTTGACTTAAAAACGAAATAAAAGAAACGGCAATTATACGCGGATATAAGGTATTCATTGATCATGTGTTTAGATAACATATTGCCCTAATATTGCAATGAACTATCACTAACTTGTGAGAACGAAAAACTCCTAAACAATTACACAACTAATGGAATCATATAAACGACTATGTAAGGCGTTACGGAAAATTCATTGAATACGTGCGTTATAGTAACATTATGGCACATGAATACAGGCTACCAATATAATGCTCTAGTGTCGCACAAAGTAAACAGCTATCCTGGTATGGGGAACAACAAGCGGATCGCCACCGCTACCGGGAACAAATACTAACTTAAAAACAAAAGAATATGGGAACGAACAAACAACTAAGTATTAAGCAAATTATTTGCTTTAACATTATAGCAGCCGAAAAAGTTGCCGGGGATGTGTGTCAAGGTCTTGCCATCAAGCTGGCGAAAGCGTTTATATACGATAGCCGTGATATTGATGCCGATGAAATCTCATACATTAGCCAACAATGCGAAATTGCGCTTCAAAATATATCCGAATTAGGGCTTACAGAAGCCAAGAACAATGAAATGAATAATATAATAGCTAAATATAATGAGAACGAACAATAAACAATACATCCTGGAAGGACGGAAATGGGATGTGATAGAGAGTATTGACGGATATTTTTCCGGGGAAAAGAACGGAGTTATCATACAAGGAACGACAATGAGTGATCTGTATGAAAAATGTAAATCTTTTGATATAGCTTCGGTTATGGAGAAGATTAATACGGGTGTAGATCTGAACGACTGGGAAAAACGCTTAATAAAAGTTAATAAAAAGTTGTTGGAAAACCAATAAACTATATATTTGCCGTATGAGAAAGAAATACGTAGCATATTATAAGGGATGTAGAATAGAGGTCACAGGAGAAAAAGACTTCATGTACCGAATAATAAAAGGTGAACGGATGGATCTCTTTGTAGATATGTTTTATAAGTCCACATCTGATGCGTTAAAGGGCGCAATGAGGTGGGTGGACAATAATGTTATAAAGGAGTGAATTTATGCTTTTTGGAATTGTTTTTACTATGATAATGAGGGCTATATGTGGAAATATGTTGGACGATTGATTATTGTCATTGCATGGCTTATTGTGTTACAGATTTTATCAGAATGTTAAACGTTTGTGTATATGAATAAAGAAGAATTTAAATCAAAGAAAAAAATTCTCAATTCAAATATAGAAGAATTGAAGAACGAAATGATAAAATTAGAGAAGGAGTACATTGAATCCAATGCGAAGTATCCTATCGGAAGCAAGGTGTGTATTACTACTAATGAATCAAAACGATATGCCTATGTCAAGGATTATAGGATTAATTCTCTTGACAATATTGAACCATTGTTTAACAAGGTGAAGAAAGATGGAACCATGTCGGAGATGGGCTTGTATGTTAGTCTTACGAACGCTACGATAGAACTGGTAAAGGAGTAATTTTTGTTTACGATGATAGGAAAGGTGGAAGTAGGAACCCTTGACATGGGCGAACTGTTTGAACACAGGGGTGTGATATATGAGGTCTTATACAAAACGGATTATTGTGTTCGTTGCCAATACCCTAACGACAAATATCGTTACAGGGATATATGGAAATATCTATATACCGAATTTAGTTTATGGACAAAAGTTAATAAATTATGAAAACACTGGTTTTTGATGTAATGCTTGACGGGCGATTTGTACGTACATTCAGATACCAATACTGCCCGTTATTCCCGATAGACGAACAGGAACTGGAGAAGTTTGTCACCGACAGGCTTCCTACATTGAAAGGTAAAGATTTTAAAATAGTATTTTGATATGAAACAGACAGTAGAAGAAGCAGCGAAGGAAAATATCCTATTTAATCATAGGACAGTTGACAGAACTTTGTTTGGTAAAGATTTGGCAAAGTTTGGAGAGATGAATTTCGTTCAAGGTGCCGAATGGCAATCCAAGCAATCTCCTTGGATAAGTGTTAAGGAGCGGTTGCCGGAGCCTAACAAGGAAGTTCTTCTTTATGATAATAACCCCATCCGGCATTATGTCATAGGATGGCTGCGGAAAGATAAAGGATATAACAAAGGCATGTGGGCACTCTCCAATGGTTGGATTGAAGATAAGGATATAACCCACTGGATGCCGATTGATAAACCAATAACCGAGTAATTATGAATGAAGTAAACTTTAATGGAATGTTCGGACAGCAAGGTTGGATTTGTCCGAAGTGTGGAAGGGTATATTCACCTTTTACACGAATGTGTTTGTATTGCGGAAATAACAATTCCGAAAATACATTTACATCTGCAAATACACCTACAATAACTTTTGACGAGATACTCGAATCCAACAGGGATGTACTGGAACGAATTAAAGAGAAAGGAGATTGATTATGGAAATAAAGAACGTAGGACAACTTAGAAAAATCATAGAGAACCTTCCCGATGATTTTGAAATCGAGATGCGTGTCAGACGCAAATTGACGGATGAAGAATTGAAAAATTGCAGATACCCTTATCCTTACGATACAGAGTATTTAACTTTGGAGTTTGACGATATAGGCGTTTCTGACAAAGTATTGTGCTTGGGTGTAACTTCTAATGAATGAACGGTATGGAAGTAAAGAACGGAATAATAATAGACGGGGTGCTGCATGAATCATCAGAAGGATTTTGTAATGAATGTTCCTTATGCCAGGAATGCTCTAATCTTTTAGACGATAACTATTGTGCCTTACTCGATTTGGGAATAGGTCAGTGCTTTGTCAGTCGTGGAAAAGTAACGGATATTAAGATAGATAAGGAGGAATAATTATGGGATTTACAACACAGTGTTTTATACGCAAAAATACTGCTAATATTAGAAATATATTAAAAGAACTTGGCTATTATTGTAATCCATATTTAGGTTGGAATAATCTATTTACTTGTGTATTTGGAGTTAATTCGGTTTATTCATTGGACGATTATGATACAAATGGTCTTAAAGAAATATATGGTCTTATTGATTGCGGAACGAACGAGGAACTTTTCCTAGCTATCGCTGCATTGAGGGATGATACAGACAAGAACCAATGGTTTACCGATGGGGATTTATGGTTTAAATGTGGTGATGAAGTATGTAATGAAGGTAGAAAAATCCACAAAGCTACCGTAGACGAATTGATTGAACATTTTAAAACAGAGGAGGAACAATGAAAGCAAGAATAAAAAGAAAGATTCAAAAAAGACCATTCCTATACAATGTAGGACAAGTTTTTAAGGCTTGTGATTGGCTTACTGAAATTCAGCGTGGAAATATAGTTTGGCATCGGTATCATTCATTCGGTACTATTACTAAACGTTTGTTAAAATAAATGATTAAACAATGAAAGCAAGAGTAAAATCAACAGGAGTTTTGGTAGATGTAACTCCCCAATTAAACATCAACTCTCAACATAACAATAATTATTTATATGTATGTGATAACATGGTTTACAGAGAATGCGAACTTGATTTCTTTAGTGAAACTATTGACTGGGAACAACGCAGGTACGAATTAG